CAGCCCACATCAGAACAGCCGGATGGCTTCGCCACCCATTTGTCTTTTGCCGCCCGCGGAGGACGTTGATGATTTGCAGAGCCTCGACCCTCTGCTTCCCCAGCCTTTTATAGTCCAGCACTTCGGCTGAAGCTGTGAAGCTGGCGAAAGGTAGGAAGGTTTGCATACCGTCACCGCGACTCAGAAGCGTCGGTCAGAACGATGTGATGTTCCAGGTCGGGCGCGTCAAGAACGTCGGGCTCTTCAATGCAAACATCATCCAAACTCAGATCCCGCCATTCGTTGATGAATTCTTCGGCAACTTGACCTGCGTCACTTTCCTGCCAGCGCTCCGACTTGTCGGCTGCCTCATCTTCAAGGCGGCCTACCACTTCGTCACGAAACTCCTGAGCTTCGGCGAGAGCCTCGTTATATTTCACCTCGTTGGCCTGGACATGGAGGCCAAACAATTTCGACATTTCCTCATTGAATGTCTCGATGCCCTTGGAAAGGGCTGCGCCCGCCAACTCTAAACTGGCGGCTAGTTCATCACGGCGTTTGATCTCCGCCTTTGTCAGTTTGAAAGCCATGAGCCATATCTCCTCTTTTCTGGCTGTTGGAAAATCGATATTAACATGGTCTCGGCAGCTTAGATACTTCTAATGCTGCCGAGTTTGAAATTGGCGCGCCTTGGTGGACTCGAACCACCGACCCACAGCTTAGAAGGCTGTTGCTCTATCCAACTGAGCTAAAGGCGCCCTATCTCCTGCCACTCGATGAGGAAGTCAGCCTTCCTCTCGTGTTCAACTTCAATCCAGCGCCGAAGTTCATCTTCCGACACTTGATCCCAGTTGGCTTGCCACCCGTGGGCTTTAAGCCAACTGACCATCTCATTCCGCGTCATATTACGCGGCCACCGACTTGGCAATGAGACCCTTGCGAACCATCATGGAACGGTTCCAAGCGGGGTAATACTTCTTGGAGTCGTCCATGTTGAACTGGACCTTGACGTCATCCCAGATCTCGGCATTGGTCTTGCCAGCAGAGATCAAAGCTTGGATCCTGCCAGACACGGAAACCTTGCGATCGGCCTTTGCGGCAGACTTGACAGGCTTGGCAGCCTTCTTCGCAGCCGCGGCCTTGGCGGTGGCAACGATCGCGAGGACGCGCTTGATGCCGGTCGGACGATCGGTAAACTTCTTAATCGTGCCGATGCCAAGCTTTTGGGCAAGGACGTTATAGACAGAGGCCAGTTCGGCGCCGCTCATCAGCTCGATTTGGGCTTCGGTCAGGTTTTCGATCTGTTGGTTGGTGAAGGTACGCATCTTTCAATCTCCTCAGCAGGGGTTGTTGATAAAATGATGATACCAAACTCCTAGGAGCATGTAAACAACTATTTTCAATTTTTTGAAAAAAATTTAGGCCTTACCGCTTCCCCAGCACAATTGACAGACCATCTTTAGTGAGGAGAACCCGTTGTGAACTCCGACCCACCCTTTTCCTCCACATTGGAAGCACTGCTTTTCACCAGACAATCTCAACGCATCTCTGAAAGCCGTTGCGATCTTTGAAAACTCTTCGGAAGTTCCACCCATATCTGGATGGTGGATCTTGGCAAGTGACAACCAAGCACTCCTGACTTCTTCCGAAGAGGCAGTTTCTGGAAGACCTAAAATTTCAAACGGGGATTTCTTCATTTGAACTTTCCCAAATTTTCTCTCACTTGTTCAACCACAACGTCGTTGCCCTTGACCTCGGTGACTCTTATCCTGTCGTAGCCTCTGCCATATTTGCTGAGTTCGGCAAACTCATACCTTCGTAGAGAAAAGCCTATCCTGTGGGCCGCTGTTATGTCGTCCAATGGAAGGTCCGAGTCTTCTACTTTGAATGGTAGATCTCTAAAGAGTGCGAGATACCATACGCGGCCTTGTTGAAATCCTTCAGCGTGCCAGACTTGGTTCCAATGTTTTTGCCAAAGCTCCCTGATTTCTTTTTCGGTTGGGGGAGCGTTGGCAATTTCTTTGAGCTTACCCACAGTCAGCTTCTTTTCTCTTTGAGAACCTTCGGCTGTTCGAGAAGGACTGCTGCCAATTTGTTGGCGTACCAAATTGACTTGAGGTTATCCTCGACCGGATTGGCCTTCAACATCAGTCGCCACTGATACTTGATCACCTGACCACGAAGGAACCCAATGAACTGTTCACGGCCCAACGCTGCTCTGATTGCATCGATGCACTCAATGCCGTTGTCCGACGCCGTGTAGTGTGGCGGATGGTTCACCAGATCAGGAGGATTGGTGTCGACTTCACCAAGAATGTCGCCCGACAAATCTGCTCCGCCGAGGAATGCGTCATCAGGCAGCAAATTTTCCCCATTGGGAAACAGGTCGTGCTGGTCTTCAATTTGTCCCATCTGGTATGTCCTCCGCTTGTTGGCCGATGAATTCAAGTTCCTTGAAGCTGGGCATTTTAATCAACCAGCCTCTGGTTTCGAATTCCTTAAACAGAGCCTCTGCCGTGTCGCAAGCTTTCGTAGCCACGTAGCCAGGATAGAGAGCCACATCAGCCGTCGACATCATCGCACTTGCAAGGCTTTGCGCAAGGAACGCTCTTGGATCAAGATGCGTCCTCTGGTGGAGGAAGGCGATAGTGGATCCCGGATTGCTCCGGGAGTCCACCAGCACGTCGACATGGTCGGTTCCTCCGATCCTTGTCGTGTTCATTCTTCACCCTCGTCTTCATCCTCGTCTTCTTCAGGATCTTCGTCGTCCTCCTGAGAAGAAGAGAGTTCGAGAACGTTCGGGATCAAGTCGTTGTTGATCCAGTCGAGAAGGCCCGCCTTGTCCGTGGGAATATCGACCTCCTCAACAGAGGCCGCCTCCTTGGCCGCTTTCGAACGCGGATTGATGCCCGCGCCTTCGAGAAGCTCATCGCGCATGGCCTTTGCGTCTGACTGCGACCCGGCAAAAGATGTGTGGCCCTGGCAGATTACTTGATATGCCTTCATTGATCGTCACCTCCCAGAAGTCCGAGAAGATCACCGCCAAGACCTTGAAGGCGACCAACGGCGTCTTTGTTGCCGGCCTGTTTGGCATCACCCGCATGAGCCTTCGTCGTCTCACGCATTGACTTGATCAGGCCACGACGTGCGGCCTTATCAGACTTGTCCCGCGCCGCCAAAGCCTTCGCGACTTCAGATGCAACGAGCTCAGCAATCGCAGGATCACTGAGTAGCTTACTGGCTCTCGCCATTTGGATTATCTCCTTGAGATGGTTGAAAACGAACATAAATCTGAGGTTCGTCACTTCCTTGTCAGACTACCCCTCAGCAAGGCTATTCTAAAGCGGTCTCGCGCTGACTGTAAACAGTAAACTTGCGATGATCGCAGTTAACAAGGCGTCATATTTTTCAAAGAGAAAATTTCCACCTTGTTCGTGTCAAGAGCAAACGCTCTTATCAACCACTCTTCTTCGGCGTGCGATGAAATTCTCCCGAACCACATCCCTCTCGGCATGATCGTTCGAGTTGCAACAGTGCCTTCAGCATCAGTGTAAACGACTTTGATCGCAGGCTTCAGTTCGAAGAGAATTTGGTTCATGGGACGCCGTCATCCGTTTGGATCATTTCGATCCGCTGTCTGATATGACGCTTTGTCGCAATCACGGTCCCACGCAAAGCGACCGCAGGGTTTTCGAGGATGGCCTTCAGTGTCTTCTCTGGTGGGTCACCAGGCAATTCAGGCTCTTCGTCCACAGCTTTGATTGCCAAAGCCTTGCCATCCTTCAGCCCCGCTCTATAGGCTTCTGCCTCGGTCGTGGTCATTTCACGTTTGTTCACGATCAGATCCTTCACGAAGTCGCCGAGTTGTGTCAACCACCAGAACTTCGGCGTGTTCATAACCAAGCCCAAAGCTTCCAGATTTTTGAGAAGCTCGGGCGATGCTGCGCCGCCATCAACGATGATTTTCTTCTCTTCATCACTGAGTTCGGAAATAATCTGCTTCGGCCAACAGTATTGCCTGTCGGGCATCGGGTTGTCCATGCTAGCCATTTTTTCTCCCTCCAAAAAGGATGTAAACGATAGCCAAGAATATCAGCAATTCCCCAAGCATCAGAATTTCTTCCTTCTCTTTGGTTTTGTATCCTCGGCAAGATAGGTACGAACTTGGTCAAAAGTTGCCTTGACCCATTTCTCCCTATTCCTCAGAACGTAAAACCTATCTTGACCGTCTTCGGTTTTGATCGGCTTTCCGTCTAAGACTTGTGGCACACCGGCTCTACGCAACTCTCTGCCTAGACCGTTTGCGGTGGTCCTTGTTCTCTGCTCTGGGTCGTAGATCTTCAACAGTTGGCGATTTGTAAAGAGATCACCCTTCATGGGAATGTCGCCAATCCGAAGAACCGCGTCAGGATTTTGGATCAACATACGGACCCAGCTTCCAAGATCGGAACGCACGTCAGCTGTCATTCTGTCTTTAGCAGCTGTGCGCATGGCTGGTGCCGCTGGGTTGAAATCGCTTGTGTCTATGTTCAAAAGATAGTGGAAAATTGCCGCCGAACCCCCTGTGTCCAACCATATATCGTAGTCGACATAGAACTCTTCCGAGAGTGGGCCCACCATAACTTCATGGATGAAGAAACGTCGATCGTCGTCTTCAAGAAAGAACGCATCAGGCTGGTTCGATGTCCACAAATAGTTGATGCAATCAGGCACCACGTAGCTTGGAACATATTTCGGATTGAGTCTTAACTCGCGCTGAGTTATCAACTTCTTCAGCATGTCGGCATCAGCTCTTCTGTCTGATCCTGTGACGTCGTCACCCAACACAAACTGTTTGTTCTCAGCCCACTCGTTAAACCCTGCGTGAAGGTCTGTCTGCTTGATCTCTGTGAAGTTGCGCCCATAGATACGACCAAGCGAGTAGCCAATGAGAGACTTGCCCGTCCCGTGTTTGATGCCATGAATAGCTGCGGACGAGAACATCTTTGTTCCTGGAAATTGTAACGGGTAGGCACACCAATTTATGAACCATTTTTTTGCCTCCGGGTCTGCACCTGTGAACAAATGATCGATCAACCGTAAGAATGGGGCCACGTCTCCCTTCTTCGGTTCAACTCCCCAGCCTGGCCACGTATTATACATGGAAGTCATGACTGAACCTGTCGGGATTACTTGATCTCTTCCAGGAGCATAGGTCAGTTTTCCAACCTCTCTTCGCATCGGCCACTTCAACCATGCTTGCGCTGCTGACGCAGGCCTTAGCGAAATGTTGCCATTGTCCTTGACGACCTGTTCGACGTAATCGGCCGTCGAGAATGCGTGGTCTTTGAATTGCGATGGGGAAATCTTCTGACCTGTCTCATGCATAATGACGAGACCAGGATTATAGACGTAGGTCACTTGATCATTCAACCGCCAAAGACTCTGTGCCAGAGTCAGCGGGTACGACCCATCTCGCATCAGTGAACCTAGCTCGTCTGCAGGCCTCGCTATAAGAAAGTCGTCTAGTCCTGTTTTCGCATTCTCGACCACATCCGGCAAAGGCACAAGATTTGGAATTGCTCCTCGTTGCCGTAACTCTTCGGCTAATTCATTCAAGGCCGAACACACCATTGGATTGGACCTGAAGTCTGAGTCGTAGGCGATGTAGACGTACCGCTTGATCCAATTCACTCTTTCGAGTTCTTGTAGGAATGAAATTCCCAACTTGGCACTTTTGAAGTTGTAAACTCCACCAAGCCCTATTGTAGGGAACCCTTCCTTACAAGCCTTGGCAGCTTTGAATTCGCCTTCTGTAATGATGAGAGGTTGCCAAGTGTCGTTCAGTATTTCTTTCCAATTGATGTTTGGCAAATGGGGAAAATACGAGCAGACTCCTGAGTCGGGCTCTTGAACATACCTCGGGGGTTTTTTGTTGGCGAGGCTCGCAAAATCCGAAGGAGTTTTGAGATACCTCAGCCTATAAAATTGTGGCCACTTCGGCCAGCCGGTCAAAGGCTTCTGCGGATCAAATGGGTCGAAGTATGGAATTTTGAGACTCGGCACTGGTTTGAAATTCTTGTGAAGAGACTGCGTCTCTATCGGGTCTAAGAAGTGCATACCCAGATGCTGCGCATCCTCGGTAGTCAATCCTGACGATGCAAGCTTTGCCAAGCCAAGTTCCATGGTCTCGCCAGATTTGCGAGGCATCTTGGGTTGCGTTGATTTTGAAGAACTTTTCCCCATTACATTTTCCTGTCAGACAATAGTTGAGCTGCCTCAGCAACAGCCTTCCAATTCAGAACCTCAGCTTTCTGAACGGGGTGGCCGCCCGAACCGCCACCTTGCTGAGGAGTGTCTGACAGAGTGCGTAAGGCAGGAGAATACCCATCACACATCCGATCACGCGGTAAGGGCGACCGAGCCAGACTGTATCGCGGTTTTTGCCGAACTGTAAACAACTTTTTATTCCTCGCTGCCAGCGCCTTTTGGGAGCGGTGTTCTGTATTTCTTCTTTGGTTTTTCGGCGTGGTTGACAGCAAGAGTCTCCTTTGAAGTAGGAAATTCGCTTATCAATTCGTCGACTTTGCTCGACCTAAAAATCGTACAGACGTCGCCCCTGACAGTTCTTGTGATTGATGATTTGTCCAGAGACCTGGAAAAATAGACAATCAGAGTCGGTTTGCCGAGACCTGTCAGCTTTGCCAGATCCTCCCAACCGTGGACTTCTCCGACTATTCCGGTCGTGTGATTGGCAACTTTGAAGACTTCCTTGTTGCGTTCATACTTGGGTTTTTCGGTTTCGTATCCGATTTGTGTGTAGTGTTCGAGCTCTTTCAAAAGCTCTTGGACAGCTTCGACAACGTCATAAAGAGCGGGTGTGACCTTCTCAAGTTTTACACGTGAGCGATCCATCAAAATTCGGAGTCGCATTTTCTCCTTCAGTTTGAGTCCACGATGCACGGTCATGATGTCCACAACTCCATGAAATTAAAGGGAAATTTGCCTATACGCTACTTCGAAAATTCTGTAAACAGTGGGTTATAGCGCTCTGATACAGATCCGGAATACGGCGACCCCTTATCTCTATACCCCTATCTTATTTAGTTATTTCCTCTTTTCTATTATTATCTACTTATCTAATTATTTCTTACATAGAAGAAGATAAGAAGATTGTGTATTGTATTATGTGAACTTTTGAGCTTTTGAAATCGACTCATTTTTGTTCCCCCTCCATGGTGCCGCATTTATTGCTCCGGCCACCGCAAATTTTCTTGTGTTATTGATATTTTTTGCATGCTATAAGGTGCCGGGTTGCATATTGCATGGAACCTGAATAGAACTCGTCCGATGGTCGGCGAGTTTAGGCCATTGAGCCTCCACCCACCAACCATAGAGGAGTGTCACACACATGACAGGAATGCTTCAGGGTTACCCTGGAATTGAGTTTGCAACTGGTGAAGAAGTTGGTCTCTTTGATACCACTGGCCCAGTGCAGGTTGTTGATGCTGGTCTCATGTCGGCAATGCAGGTTGCCGGCTGCCTTGGCGTCGATCTCAAAAATATGTTGATGGGTGGCGACTTTGCCACAAATCCTTGGGCGCGAGGGACTTCTTTCACCGGCATTACCAACACTCCAGTTTACACAGCTGACCGGTTCTTCGCTGTTGGCGCCGCTGGTTCAAGCATCAGCGTTTCAAGACAGGCTGTCGCTGCGGGCGCGCTCTCCTCTCTTGGAAATCGTTTCACTCAAGCTCTGAGATTTGGTCGTGCGGCGTCGAACGCCGATTTGAATGAAATCTACCTCGGCCAGGTGCTTGAGTCTGCCCATTCTGCTCCATATCAGGGTCGCCGCGTTGCCTTTTCTTTCTGGGCGAGAGCGGGTGCAAACTTCTCTGCGTTGGGTAATCTCCTCAACGTTCGAGTGGTTACCGGCACGGGCACTGATCAATCTGCGGCGAACGCTGTTGCGGGCACGTGGACCGGTTACTCGAACCGTCAGCTTGCGGTTCCTTCGAACGGCGTCAGAAATATCGGCGGCGGTGCTGCCGGCAATCCTTCTGGCACTGAAGCTGCGGTCATTTTGACAAACGCAAACAATGTCCAGTTGACCACATCTTATGTGCGCCACTATCTGACGGCTCTCATTCCTGCGGATGCCAATCAGATCGGCGTGTTGCTTTCCTACGTGCCTGTCGGTACCGCCGGCGCCAACGACTTCTTCGAGGTCCTCGGACTTCAACTCGAACCGGTTGCCGCGGCTTTCCCCTTCCCGTCTCCTTTCGAATTCAGAAAGGCGGCCGTGGAAGACCTGTTGTGCCGTCGCTATTGCCAATCCTTCCCGGAACCGGCTGCCGCCGTTGCCGTTGCTCCTGGTTTGGCGACTGGTGCAGCGGCCCAGAAGATCGCCATTCCGTTGTATCCGCCAATGCGTGCGGCTCCAACGATGACGATCCCGACCGCTGGGACGTTCCGCATCAACGTTGCCGGCACACCGGCTGCCGTCACGCTCGCCGCAGCTGCGTCCACCAGAAACTGCGGAAACCTCACGGGCGGCGCCACCAATACTGCTGGTCAAGCCGTTCTCCTTGAAGGCAACGGTGGCGCCGGGTTGATCGTGGCTTCTGCCGAACTGTAAAAGATCAAACGCATTGGAAAGATCATGCCGCGAGTCAGGGGAATTACGATGCCGAAACGTGAAAATGTCGAGTCCATAAGGGTTCGTCAGATTGAGAATGGTTATATCGTTTCGAAAGAGACATATACATCTTCAAAAGGTTTCGAGTGTCGTGAAGTCTTCACTGACAAGCGTCCTGATCTTTCCATCGCTGGTCTGAAACCAAAGTCTTCTGGAGGCGCCTCAAGAGCGCCTTCAAGTTCTCTCAACAAGGCCATCGGTGAGTTGAAAAAGAAATAAAGTCCAACAAGATAGGGATTTCAAAAATGGCAAATGGTAAAGCCGGAAGACCCCTGGGCAGCAAAGACTCGAAGCCAAGGAATGCAGACCGACCGTTTGCCGATGCTTTGAGGGTCGCGATCCACAGAGCCATTGACTCCGGCGAACACAAAGGCAAGGTGCGATTGAATGTGATTGCTGAGAAGTTAGCAGTCGCCGCCATCAACGGAGATGCTTGGGCAATCAAGGAAATCGCCGATAGAATGGACGGTCGTCCTGCCCAACAGATCAATCACGCAGGTTCCAACGGCGATGAGCTTCCAACCGGGATCTCGGTCGTCTTCGTCCCAACAGGTGGAAAGCCTAGTCCGTGACACAGGCTAAAGCCCAGTTTCCAGAGAAGCTCCAACTTCTCTTCAAGCCGAAGAGATACAAGGTTCTCCACGGCGGGCGCGGAGGCGCCAAGTCCTGGGGAATTGCTAGAGCGCTGTTGGTTCTAGCGGCGTCAAAACCATTGAGAATACTCTGCGCCCGTGAGTTTCAAAACTCAATCGCAGAGTCGGTCCACCAACTTCTCTCACAACAAATCGTGGCGCTCGGCCTTTCGGCATTTTATGATGTTCAAGAGACCAAGATCATAGGCAACAATGGCTCTGAATTTGTTTTTGCTGGTTTGAGAAAGAATATCAACTCACTTAAATCGTTTGAAGGCGTCGACATCGTCTGGGTCGAAGAAGCTGTGAACGTATCAAAACGCAGCTGGGAAGTTTTGATCCCCACGATCAGAAAGGACGGCTCTGAGATTTGGGTTAGTTTCAACCCTGAGCTTGAGACTGATGAGACCTACGTTAGGTTTGTCAAGGATCCCCCTCCAAATGCGGTAGTGTCGGAGATCTCTTGGAGAGACAACCCTTGGTTCCCTGAGGTGCTTCGTGTAGAGATGGAGACGCTGAAGGCCAAGGACCCGGATGCTTGGCTCCACGTTTGGGAAGGCAAGTGTTCTCAGACTCTGACCGGCGCCATCTACGCCAAAGAGCTTCGCGCTGTGCTCGAGGAGAAGCGTAGAACACGGGTTCCATATGATCCTAGCAAACCAGTGTTCACGTTCTGGGACCTTGGCAGGTCGGATCACACGGCCATCTGGTTTGCCCAGCTTGTTGGCTATGAACGTCGCATCATTGACTATTACTCAAACAACCTTCAGTCTATTGGTCACTACATGAAGACCCTTCAGACGAAGCCCTATGTGTATGATACTCACTACCTACCTCATGACGCTAGATCGAAGACCATCATGCATCCTCTTTCAATCGAGGGTCAGATGGTCGCCGCTGGCTTCAAGGTGCAGATTGTCCCGAACATCAGCATCGAAGACGGCATCAATGCGGCTCGCACCATATTTCCTTCTTGCGTCTTTGATGAGCAGAACACTCAAGACGGTTGGCAGTGTCTGAGCCACTATCAATACAAGGTCGACGAAGTCACCGGCCAATTCAGCAAAGAACCGCTGCACAATTGGGCCTCCCATGGTGCCGATGCATTCCGCTACCTGGCGGTTGGTCTCAAAGAGGCCAAGCCGAAAGGTCTGAAACAACAGAAGACCATCAACGTTGAACTGCCTATGACCGGCGGTGCGTGGTTGTCGTCATGAAGGAGCCGTCCAAATGAGTGGCTATATCGAAGTTCCGCAGGGCGATGGTCTGGATCCTGAACAGTTCCTCCCCATTCTCGAACCTCAGAAGCCTGAAGACCTCTCACAAGAGGAAGATCCTCAGGCTACGAAGAAGGTTCCAAAGCGCCAAGGCGATAAGATCCTCGAAGAAGCCAAGGAGAGGTTCAAACTCTGTGCTGCGTGGGAAGCACTGACTCGAAAGAGAAACCTCGAGGACTTGAAGTTCGTTGAAGCTGACAGTGAGAACGGCTTTCAATGGCCGAACGATGTTCGCAAGGCCAGAGAGGTCGATAAGAGACCTGCGCTGACTATCAACAAGACCAGACAACACTGCTTGATGATCATCAACGACGCCAAGCAGAACAAGCCGACCATCAAGATCAAAGCGACGGGCGGCGGTGCCACGTATCAGGCGGCACAGGTGCTTGAGAGCATCGTTCGCAGCATTGAATACCACTCGAATGCTTCCAGTGCCTACGACTCAGCCACTGAGAGCCAGGTCAAAATGGGCATCGGCTACTGGCGCGTGGTCACCGACTACGTGGCTGATGACTCATTTGACCAGGAGATCTTCATTCGAAGGGTCCGTGACCCGTTCTCAGTCTACATCGACCCCGACATCAATGAGGTTGACGGGTCAGATGCCTCTTACGCATTCATCTTCCAAGATATGCCAGTCGATGAGTTCAACCGATCCTATCCGAACCTGAAGGGCAAGGTTGGTCGCAGCAATACGGGTCTCGATGAGGGCAACGACTGGGTTGATGATAAGCACGTGCGTCGCGCCGAATACTTCAGACGCTTGGAACGTGAAGAGGAACTAATATCATTTGTCGACCCATCGACCAACGAAAGGAAGGTTGTCAAGGCCTCGGACCTGAGTCCTGAGATCGTCGACATGGTCAAGAACGACCCTATGACACGGACGAGGATGGCTTCAACATACGACGTTGAGTGGTTCTTGATCGTTGGCTCCATGGTTCTCGAGACCAAGATTTGGCCTGGGAAATACATCCCGATCGTTCGAGTGATTGGTGAAGAGACCATCATTGACAAAGAGCTTGATCGCAAGGGCCACGTGAGGGCGTTGAAAGACCCTCAACGTGTTTACAACTATTGGAGTTCGTCGGCCGTCGAGAACGTTGCCCTCCAGTCCAAGACACCATACATTGCATCTGCCGAGTCAATTGAGGGCTTCGAGAACCAATACGGCAACGCCAATCAGATCAACTATTCGGTCCTGCCCTACAATGCCTACGATGACCAGGGGAGGCCGCTACAACCACCGAAGCGTCAAGAGCCTGTGTCTATGCCTCAAGCATACATCACTGGTCTCCAGATCTCAAGCTCTGAAATGATGGCGGTCTCCGGTCAGTATGAGCCCACGCTTGGAGAGCAGGGTGATGAGAAGACGGGCATAGCCATCCAGGAACGTCAGCGCACTGGCAACAAGGCGACATTCCACTACATTGACAACCTTGCTATTGCCATCAGGTTCACTGGCAAGATCCTGATTGACTTGATCCCGAAGATCTATGACACGCCGAGAATGATCAGAACCCTGGGAGAGGATGGGACTGAGAGTCAAATTCAGATCGACCCAACCCAGCAGCAAGCTCTGGCTGAAAGCAAGAAGCCCTCTCAACGTGAAACTGATAAGCAGGTGGCCATCACCCAGATACTCAATCCAAACGTCGGGAGATACGAAGTTCAATCTGACGTGGGTCCGAACTACGCAACCAGGCGCCAAGAAGCTTTCAACTCATTCACTCAGATCATTTCCAACCGTCCTGAGTTGGTGCAGATCATCGGCGATATTCTCATGAAGGCTGGTGACTTCCCCATGGCCGACGAGGCTGCGGAGCGACTGAAGAGGATGGTTCCGAAGCAGGCGTTGGGCGAAGGACCTGATCCTGAGACCCAGATCCTGATGGAACAGGTCGAAGGGTTGAAACAAAGCTTGGCAGCTGCGTTGCAAGCTCTGGCCGATAAGACCGGTGAAACCAAAGTCAGTCAGGAAAAAGTGGCCGTTGACACCTTCAAGGCTGAAACCGACCGGATGCAGACCATGATCGACCTTGTTGACAAGGCGTTGGCCAGAGCCGCCGATCCCGCCGCCATGGCTGACGCTGTCAGGAAAGTTTTGTTAGATACATTGGGCGACGAAGGTAGTAATATACCTGACCTCATACAAGGATACCAGAACATGGCACCGCCTGACCAAGGCATCGATCAACCGAACTCACTGGCACAACCCATGGGCAATCCTGGTGAAGCCACGCCGCGAGACATACAACCATCGCCGGATGACACACCCATCGAAGGGATGAGGCGTGCACCCGATGGTAAATTCTACCTGCCCGACCCTGAGCGTCCGGGCAAATACCTCGAAGTCTTGGGGACGACGTGATATGTCAGGCAACATCAAAACCAGACCGGTTGATCACGATCCCTTTGCTCCTCAGTTGGTCAAAGCTCCGAAGACCAGAAGTGGTCGAGAAGAGTTGGTCGACACTATGAGACGAATGGCGAGTCAAAGCACCGATGGGAATTACCGAGGCGCTCTCGATCAGATGGAGATGGCCATGTTCTCGGCCTATCCTAACCGCTTTCTTGCGATGCACAATGGAATGCCAGTTGGAGCAATAGCTTACGGCTCCTCGAAGGGTACGTCAGAAGACCACGTTGAAGTGCATCATCTCGGGTCCATCCACCCGGGCGTTGGCAAGATGCTTCTCGAACAAGCCATGCAACATGCCACAAAGACAGACAAGATCATCCACCTCCATTCCACCGAAGAAGCTATTCCGTTTTATGAGCGGATGGGCTTCACTCAGAGGAATGAGTACGAGAATGATCCTGTCATGCAGTTCGATCCGAGTGGTATGGGGCCTGGTGAAACGTGGAAACCTGAGACTGAGGAGAAGGAACACCCGTTGATCGACGGTCTGCGCCAAGCAGCTGACGGCAATTGGTATATCCCAAACCCAGACAGGCCTGGCAAGTATCTCCAAGTTGTGGAACCTTCAAAAGGCGTTTGAACAATGTCAGGATCCCAGAACCAGATCATCAAGAAGTTCGGATACTCTGATCTAGACGAGCAGGGTAAGAACAAGCTCTTCGATCAGTTCCAAGCTTCCTACAAGAAGGAAACTGGATCATCTTGGGAACGGCCGAAGTTTGATAATCGGGCTCAGAATTGGGAGTTCCATGGTGACACTGACGGCTTCATAGCAGTCAGACCTCAGCAGTCTGGCATGAAGAAGATGGTTGGAGTTGCCGGCGATCCGAGATCCATCATCAAAGGTGTTGACAGCCTTCAAGCAGAAGGCGGACCGATTTGGGGTGCCGTGTCTTCACCGTTGGCTGCCATGGCCAAGAAGCGTGGCATGATTGTGCCACACCTCCACTTCGGCGGACCCACGCTGATCAAAGCCATCATACCGACGGTGCCTGACAAGGTCTTTGGAGGCGTGCGCCCCCAAGTCCAAAAGGATGGCGGCCTGGTCATGGACTACCCAGACGTGGGGAAGACGACTAAATACCTTGTGATGAACAAGGAGTATTTGAATGAGATGCTGAAGCACCCTACTGCTTCCAAGACGATTGCTGGCAACGCAGCCATTAAGACATTCTTGAAGTTGGTGGGAGTCTAACCGTGTCTGGATCTTCCAACAAACTTGCTCCCATAATGGCGTGGCATGCGTCGCCGTATGATTTCGACAAGTTTGGTGAAATGAAGAAGACTGTTGGGACCGGGCAAGGAGCTTCGTCCTACGGGAAAGGTGCGGCATACGTCGCTGAGTCTCGTTCCGTGTCAGGTCCCGGTCGATCAGAATATATGGAGGAATTTGCAAAGCATCCAGCAGCTGTTGGCGAGAAGGTCGGTGGTTTCAGCATGGCCCAGATCCAGGATGACATGACTCCTAATAACTGGAGGGGGTTTTCTACGGCAAATCTTCCGCATCCTTTCAACACCTTGTCAACCCGCGCCTTTGAGTTGATTTCAGAGGCGACCTACGCCCACGCTTTGCACGGAGGTTCCGGCGCCAAAAGTCTTAAAGATCAGGTCAATCGTGATGCGGATCAGTTGATCGCAGAACCGGATGATTATACAACTCATGGAGAGGACGCCCAGTTTCTGATTGCAGCAGCGAAAGAAGCCAAAGCATTCATCGAGAAACACCACACATCTCCCAAAAATAGTGGTCCATACTCATATCAAGTGGCCGTCCACTTAACGCCTGAGACGATGCTCGATTGGGATAGTGTCTTGGGAGATCATCATGAGCAGGCTCAGAAGAAGTTAGCCCCGTTGCAACACATGATGGAAGGAACTGAAACTCTAAGCGATTACGACCTTTCTCAAATGGACGAAGAAGACCGCAAAGCCTATGAGGAGGATAAATCGTCTCGAGGTTTCACAAATCCTAATAAGAGTGGACAGGATTTTTACCACGACTTGATGAGACACTTTGACAAAGGTGGAGTAGATATTGGTATTGCCGCGTCCGAAGCTCTTTACAATGCTGGGATCCACGGGATCCGGTATTTAGATGGTTTGAGCAGACAAATTCCTCCTGAACTCAAATACAACGATAAGCCAATAGGGAAATATCTAAATGAACTTGCAAAATCAGACAAAGTCGAGCCCAAATATGAGTCCCTGAACCTTATTGCGAAAGTTCATAGACAGATCACGCATGGTTCAATGAATTTTGACCAATTGAAAAAGGTATTTGAAAGCAATCGTCCTCTTCCAATTCATTGGGAATTCGACTCCGATGTCTTATCCGAAGCTAGAGATTTATTGAAAAATGAGGCATCGAAGTTTTCTACTTACCGCCCGTCAGCCAGCTACAACTATGTCATTTTCCACCCGGATTTTGTAGAAGCATTATCTCAATATAATATCAAGGGCGATAAGGTGAAAGACTTTGGGCCGGGTGTCCACCTGAAATCTGTTGAGCACGATCCGTTTAAGGACGAAGGCAAATGAGCGGTAGTGACTTTCGCAAAACTCTGACGGCGTGGCACGCATCCCCTTTCGACATCCCCGAAGGGCAGTTTGCTCCTATGCGGGCGTCTTCAGGCACCGGCCAGGGCGCGGCAGCTTACGGAAGAGGGGCAGCCTACGTGGCCCAGTCTCCGGCTTTGTCAGGGCCTGGGGAGTCAGTCTACATGAAAGAGTTTTCTCAACATCAAGCCGTTAGAAAAACTCAAAAAAGATGGCACATCAACATTGATGGTGAATGGGAACCACTTGATGATAGTTTTCACGATTTGTCAAGCGCCAGAGCCATGAGTGAAGAGTATGACACAGCGTTTGATCAAAGAGAAGCTGGTTTTAATTGGATCTCAAATCGTCTTAGCAAGTTTAATCGGCACATGTACGATAATGCTTTAACCCAAATAGAAAGAGATCTCGATGACTTGGGAGATGAAAATTTTGCAAAGTATATGGCTATGGAGGCGGGGCCACCCGTCGACGATAACAATTACACGCCTGACCACGCTAGAATGGTCAGAAGTGGATTAGAACTTGCAAAAAAGAAGTTGAAATTTTTCGGACAAGACCCCTCAGGTGGCCCATACTCATACGAAGTGGCTCTAGACTTGTCTCCTCACAACATGTTGGATTGGGATAACGCATTAGAGGACCACCACCCGAAAGCTCTTGAAAAAATTAAGTCAGCTTTTTCCAACGTTATTGAGGACGCAAAGCAGGAGACTCACCCTTTTGACGGTTTGTCCGGAAAATCGGGAGAAGAGGTCTATTCAGCCCTTCAAAGGCTCCATGCTTCGGGGTACTCGTTGAAAGGGACCATTCCGGAACACGATTTGAAGTTCGACGCCTCTGAAGGTTTGCACAAAGCTGGAATTAGGGCAATCAGATATTTGGATGGCGATAGTCGGGGGAGGTGGGTTGATTACAAAAAAGACCTTGAGTTGAGCAAGCCGAGATATATTGAAGAAGTTGTCGGACTTGCCCCCAGAGAAGGTGCCGAAAAGAAGGTCGCCAATCCAAAAGTTTTGGACGAAATAACTAGAACTCTTTTCCTATCGGACAATGTATTTGACAGAAAACCCCAGCCGTCAATTCAAGGCGTCATTAGTCATATCACTGATTTGCTTCGCGGCTATGATAAAAAGCCTGAAGAAGTTGCACAATACGCCAAGTTCTTAAACTGGATCGCAGAAAATCAAAACCACATTGAGGTCAAGAAGGTCACCAAAACCTTACCGCCTTTGAAACCGGTCCCAGAAAAGCCCAAGAATTTGACTTACAACTACGTCGTTCTTGACCCAAAATTCATTAAGACAATCGCCCAATACAATATCAAAGGCGAGAAGCTCAAGGACTACGGTTCTGGTGTCCACCTCCATCCAGTTGATCACGACCCGTTTAAGGATAGCGGCCAATGAGCGATAAGAGATTTGGCAACGCTCTAATGGCGTGGCACGCTTCGCCCTTCGACATTCCAGAGGGGAAGTTTGGTGCAATGAGTGAAGTGTCTGGCAAAGGCCAAGGCGCCGCATCTTTTGGGCGTGGAGCTGCCTACGTGGCAGAGTCTCCTGCAGTGTCTGGTCCTGGCACATCAAGTTATATGGAAGAATTCTCAAAACATCCGGCAGTGGTTGGTAATCGTGGAGCCCCAAACTTGCGTTTTAATGGCGTAAACCTTCAAGAATTACATAAGGCAAAGACCCAAGACTACGACCGCTATTTGAAATTGCTCGACCTTTCAAGTCTTAATCGTAGTCCCCATCTTCTAGATAATTTGCACGAATTTATCAACGTTTACAATGAGGCCCATAGCGACACATTGTATGAAGCTCCCCAAAATTTGACAGAAGGTTTTGGTGCTTTTTTAAGGTATAAGATTGAAGGGGAACATTATACAGATCAAAATTCACGACCTGAGGATATTGAAGCGAGAGATAAATTCTTGAGGGAGGACTCCGCAGAACTGTGGAGTAAAGTTCTACAATATACGACACCCTATGTTTCAAATGAGTCCGAGGGCCCCTACTCATATCGAGTCGCAGTCCACTTGACGCCTGAGACCATGTTAGATTGGGACAATTCTTTGGTCGACCACCATCCAGAAGCTATGGAAAAAATTCTAAAGGCTTTCAGCGATCCTGCCGCAGCTGAAGAATGGCGCGACGCCCCCCAATCTGGAGAAACGGTCTACAAACAGTTGGTGAGGAACAATAGGTCTGACTTTGCGGCGTCCGAAGCTCTTTACAATGCCGGCATCCACGGGATTAGGTATGAAGATGGAAGTTCAAGACATTCGAGGCCAGAACTTCTTCTTGATAGTTCACCCTGGGTAAATATGGAGGAGGGTGACGAGAGAAAAAACGTAGTGGCGCTGGCCCAATTTGTAGAACGGCACGGTGGCGACATAGACAAGGCCATTGAAGGCGTGCGCAGGTCGGCGGCCGGATATAGAAAAATGAGAGACACTTTTTACGCGGATAAGGATGATGCGTTGATTAAATGGGCTACTGAAAATCGTAATAGATTGTCCGTGAAGAGGGAGAAAAAGACCTACAACTACGTCATTTTCCATCCAGACTTTATCAAAGCCTTGGCCCAATACGACATCAAGGGGGACAAGATCAAGGACTACGGTCCAGGCGTCCATCTAAAATCGGTCGAACACGACCCATTCAAAGGAGAATAGAGATCATGAGCCGTCGCGCACGTCAAATTCATTGCCACAAGATGGTGGCTGATACCGCTAAAGGCATGGCCGCAGCGGTGTATGAAGAATTGGCCAAGAACAATGCTTGGTATGAATTGAACAGAAGCCAACAGGTCTTTGTGGAAAAGACCTACGGGAGTTTGATTGAACAGGCTCGCCAAGTGTTGGCCCAGATGTTGAGTTCGAAAACTGTTGAAGAACAGCAGAAGGAAATCATCTTCGAGGCTCTCCTTTTGGATAAGAGCCTCCAACAAGGTCGAGGTGTTCGCAGTAGAGTGATCAACCTCCAATAGAGCTTCGCCCATAGTGGGCAGGGGATTACCGGCGATCCAACACACCGGGCACAATTATCCATGAGGATGGAGAACATGAGCGGTACTTCTGAAGAAACTCAAACAACGACCCCCGGTGACGACGCTATTCCTGTCACCTCCGAAGTCACTGAGGAGACTGGTGAGTCTGAAGGTGGGAAGGAGCAACAGGCTTCAAGTGGCGAGGAAGGCGAAAGTAAATCTGAAGGAAAGGAGGGGAAGAAGGAGAAACCCTGGTTCCAGACCAGAATTGACACTCTCACAAAAGATAAGTGGGATGCCAGACGTGAGGCAGAAGCGGCTTCTGCAAGGGCCAAGGAACTTGAGGCCCAGTTGGCCATCTATCGTGAAGGCCGTGGTGAAACACCACCCCAGGAAGAGACGCCGAAGGACCTCACAAAGGCCGAAATCGAGCGCCTGGCCGAGCAGAAAGCGGACGAAAGAATTCGCGCCGATGCCTTTAATAATGCGTGCAATATTGTGTACGACACCGGAAAAACGTTGTATAACGATTTTGACGATGTTCTCACTAACTATAAGGACATTGGCGGCCTCACTCCGGCGTTTATCGAAGCCGCTATTGAAACCGGAGAGGGTCCAAAAGTTCTCTATGAGTTGGCGAAGGATCGGGATCTCGCTTTCAAAATTATGAGAATGAGCCCGGTGAAAATGGGGGTGGAAGTGGCCAAGGTGGCGGCCAGAGTCAGTCAGCCGCCAAAACCGGCACCGGTTTCGAAGGCGCCAGCGCCTATCAAACCTGTCAAAGGCTCAACCACAGCCGAAGCCGACCCTGAAAAAATGTCCACATCTGAGTGGATGGCCTGGCGCGAAAAGCAACTTCAAAAGAAACAGGCCTGAGTTTGAGGCAATACGACCTCCAAGGTTAGCGTAAAGCCGCTCGCAGACCGGTTATAGTCTGCGCCCTGCCTGCTTCAAAAGGCTTGGTCTCGGGCACCAAGCGACCCCAGGTGAATGCAAAAGATCTTTCAACTGGTTTCGCACCAACAACCCAAAACGGTCTTCGGACCTTGAGATCAACCATTGGAACAGGAGCCCAAAGATGGCTAACTCGATGCTCACTATCAACCAGATCACTCGCGAAGCTGTGAGACTCTGGAAGAACACAAATGCCTTCCTCCAAAATATCGATACGCAGTACGACGACTCGTTTGCCAACACCGGCGCGAAGATCGGCACGAGTCTCCGTATCCGCCTGCCGAATGACTACGTCGTTCGTTCTGGCCCGGCCGCGCAGATCCAAGACACCGTTGAGCCCAGCACCACGTTGGTGCTTGCCACTCAGAAGGGTGTCGACGTGGCGTTTTCCTCTGTTGACAGAACCATGTCGTTGGACGATTACTCGAGACGCGTTCTTGCTCCGGCCGTGAACAACGTTGCCGGCGCCGTTGCCGCTGACGTGATGGGCGGCGTTGAAGGCGGCATTTGCAACTTTGTCGCCAATGTGGACGGTTCCAACAACATCTTGACCCCGATCGCCTCCACCTTCTTGAATGCTGGCGCTCTTCTCGACATCAATTCTGCTCCAGTCGGCAGCAGAAAGGTGATCAACGACCCGTTCACTGAAGCCCGTGTGCTTGCTTCATTGGCCGGTCTTTTCAATCCGTCCGGTGCAATCAGCCGTCAATACTCCACCGGCCAGATGCAACAGGCTCTCGGCTTTGATTGGATGAAGGACCAGACCGTCATCAAGCATACGACTGGCAGCCTGGGTGCCGGTGCCACCATCAACGGCGCCGGTCAAACTGGTCAAAATCTTGTCGTCAACGCCCTTCCGGGCACTCTACTTGCTGGTGACATCATCACAATCCCTGGCGTCTTTGCCGTCAACAGGATCACGAAGCAGTCCACCGGCCAGCTGCGCCAGTTTGCCGTGACCGCCAACGTTCCTGCCGGTGCAACGTCCATTCCAGTCTATCCCGCCCTTGTTCCAGCGGTCCTCGGCAACCCTGTGCAGTTCCAAACCGTCACAGCGTCTCCTGCCAATGGCGCCGCAGTGAACCAGGTTTCCAATGTGAACGTCACGTACCGGAAATCGTTTGTCTATTGCCCTGAAGCGGTAACCATGGCCAGCGCCGATTTGGAACTGCCGAGGGGTGTTCACGAAGCTGCTCGTGAAAGCTTCGATGGTGTGTCGATGCGCATGGTCACTGCCTACAATGTCGGCAATGACCAGTTCATCACGCGTCTCGATATCCTGTACGGCTATCTCTGGGTTCGTCCGGAATGGGCGTGCGTGGTGGCTGACATTCTGTAAGATTGTCGGCCTTTCTACAGGGCGGGGAATTCTTCCCCGCTCTTTTCTGAAACCCTAGTCTGAGGAGTGCGAGTATGTCACAACAAGCTGGATCGATAATTTTCGCCAACATGAAGTTTCCTGAATATCAATTTCAGGAATATCCGAAGTGGGTGACAAATGAGGCCGGAGAGCGGGTCGTCGTTCAAAACCACGACGAAGAGCTGATTGTAACCGGCAAATCGGCTGGAGAAGCTGCGGTGCACACCGTTGATGTGGAAGAAGGTGGTGCCGACCAGCGTCAGGGTCAGGGTCGTCGCCGCGGTTCGACCAGACGTTCTCGTAGACAAGCAGCCGAAGAAGAGTAAGGCTCCATGCCTACACCACTCGACATCATCCAACTTGCGTTGAAAGACGCAGGAGCCATTGGTATCGGACAGACTCCTCTGACTGAGGATGTGAACGACTCATTCCAACGACTCAATTGGATGGTGTCGACGTGGGCTCGCAAGCGTTGGTTGATTTGGCACCTTGTTGACGTTGCAAAAGTCAGCACCGGCGCCCAATCCTATACTGTGGGGCCGGGTGGTGACTTCAACCTTGCTAGCCGGCCCGACAAACTGCATGCCGCATACGTGCGCTTTAATTTCGGCCCGTCCATTCTGACCAACCCTCCCCAAAGCATAGTGCCTACGGGCTCACCATTCGTTTTTATAGCACCGTCGAATGGGAACGTCCTGGTCGGCGGAGGAACAGTGACGGGATTGTTCGTCTCATACATCAACGGCAATCCGTCGTGGCAAGTAGCCACTTCTCCAATTGCTGTAACCCAGGGCGACGCCATTCAGGTGATTTACACGACTGCTCCAGCAATGTCGTTCACTCCGGCAGTTCCCGCTCTTGCGCCAGGCGACGTTCCGCCGAACGCCACTGACGTCACTCTCCAGATCATTGACAGCAGGGAAGATTACGCGCTCTTTAGGCAGAAGGGAATGTCGGGCACAACCAGTCACATTTTCTATGACAGCGCGTATCCAGTTGGAAAGGTGTGGCCGTATCCGTCCCCTACGATAGGCCAAGAACTCCACCTCATTGTCAAAGAGCAACTTCCAGAATTCACGTCAACATCTCAGAACATCATTCTGCCTCCAGAATATATGGCGGCACTTCATTACAATTTGGCAATCAGGTTGAGGGCAGCCTACGGGCTGCCAACCCCTCAAGTTGATGTCGTCGCTGGTTTTGCTGCAGACGCTCTCAACGTCATTCGCAGTGCGAATGCCCAGATTAAGAGATTGCAGATTGCCCCGGAACTCGGTCGGATAGGGTTGTATAATATCATCTCCGATGATGTTTACTGATGGGGGAACGGCCACATGAAGATCCCTCTTAAAGGCGGAGCATATACGGCGAGAAGCCTTATTGCAAATGCTCAGCGTTGCGTGAACCTGTTTCCGGAAAAGAACCCCGAAGACGCTGCCGCCGAGTTCACGCACTACACTACTCCTGGGCTTGTCGCATTGGCCACAGCTCCAAATTCTGCCCCAGTTCGTGGACTATATACAGCTTCCAACGGGAAGCTTTATGCCGTTGTGGGACACAAAGTCTACTTTGTGAACAGTTCTTGGGTCATGACTGAAATTGGAACACTCGCAATTCTTAACGGGACGACCCCGGTAAAAATGCGTGACAATTCGGCGTTCATGGTAATTGTAGACGGGTCAATACACGGCTATCTTGTCGACATTAACTCAAATGCATTTTCTCAAATTACAAGTCCCGCCTTTTACGGAGCGACGACCGTCGCCTATTTGGACACCTTTCTTTTGTTCAACCGCCCCAATACTAAGCAATTCTACTCGACGGAGTCCGACACCACAATTTTCAATGCTTTGTATTTTGCCCAAAAAACGGCCGCGCCTGACGTGTTGAAAGCAGTTGCAGTCAAGCACCGGGAACTCTGGCTCCTCGGGGAAAAAACTTCCGAGGTGTGGTATAACGCTGGCAACCAAAATTTTCCGTTCCAATCTTTGCCCGGCACGTTTGTTGAACATGGGGTGTGCGCCCCACATTCGGTGGCAATTGATGGCGTTTCCCTGATATGGTTGAGCAAAAATGATAGAGGCAGGGCAGTCGCAGTCAGAACCGCCGGTTACGAACCGATGAAGATTTCAACTTACGCCTTGGAAGCTGAGTGGGCAACCTACGCTGAAGTTGACGACGCAATTGGATACACTTATCAGAGTTCCGGTCACTCCTTCTATGTTTTGATCTTTCCAACGGCCAACAAGACTTGGGTCTATGACGGTCTTGAAAACCTCTGGCACGAAAGAGCTTGGATGGACAACTTTGGTGTTCTCCACAGGCATAGATCGAATTGCTATTCATATGCCTACAATAAGCACGTCGTGGGCGATTTTCAAAACGGCCGACTGTATGAAATGAACGACCAAACGTATACCGACGACGGTAGCGCTATTTTGAGGCTGCGTTCATTTCCACATTTGGGGGCCGAAGCCAAAAGAGTGATCTACAACCAATTTGTTGCCGATATGGAAGTCGGCACGGCGCTTGTCGGTCTGACTTCTCCAGTTGTTTCCCTGAGGTGGAGTGACACAAGGGGTCAAACCTTCGGCACGCCAGTTCAACAGACGGTAGGTTTGACAGGTCAGTTTCTCACGTCCGTCCAGTGGAGACGATTGGGTCAGGCCAGAGATCGGGTGTTTGAACTCTCGTGGTCTCAGCCGTATCGTACCGCCCTCAATGGAGCCTACGTTGATTATACGGTGTGCGACACATGAGCGGCAGCATAAACCCACAGGGCTTCCCCTTCCACAATATGCCCGTTGTAGACCCTCGGACTGGGATGTTGTCTCAACCGTGGTTGCAGTTTTTTGTGTCGCTGTGGAACAGAACGGGTTCAGCAGAAGGCTCCAACATCAATGAGTTTCAAGTCAGTTCCACGGTGTATGATGGAGAAGACCAGCCTGACCTCTTTCCTGAAACTCTTCTGAATGGAATAGTTCTTTCTGACGATGAAGGTTCTGTCGATTTAGATCAGGTATCTTTGAAGTCCGAAGCGATGGCCGGCGATGAAAGTCATCTTCTTTTGGACGAGGTTGCTTTACAATCTTTTTCAATGGTTGCAGAGTCAGATGATGCCTCTCTAGACGAGGCTAATCTGAAAGCTCTAGCCATGATCTTGGAAGATGGTAGTGAGTCTGTCCAATTTGCCAACCATCCTGGCTACGTTCCTGGAAGATTTTACTCGATATGGGACGGGAACGTTGGAGCGACTGGCGCGATTGGCGCAGTTGATACCATTTACCTATATCCGTTTTTCATTGCCGAAGACGTCCAAATCTCGTCGCTTTTCCTAAGAGTGGTGACGGCTGGGGCCGGCAGTTCGGCGAAGGCTGGAATTTGGTCCAACAGAAACGGCAAACCGACGGGGACTCCGATCGTCGTTGACAATGCTGGAGTGTCCACGGCCACCACGGGGATGAAGGCCTTTTCGATTACTGCAACCACCCTAAGAAGAGGTTGGTATTGGGTCGGGGTGAAATTTACAGGCACCCTCCCAGTTTGCACAAACATAGTCGGAACGTCTGCCCTCATGTCGTCGAGAGTTGGTGGATCGTCTGATGCTAATTCTGTCAACAATGGCGCAACCAATCAAATTTCTGGTCAATCTTTCACTGACGCGTATGCAAACAATATGCCGGACTTGACGTCGTCAAGTTTGACAGATGTTTCAATCGCGTCGGCCGGAATTCCAGTTTTTGGTTTTGGCGTCCCTTAAGGAGGATAGTAAACATGGCAATCGTACCCGCAGCTTTGACGGCATCGACCCAACTTGGATCTACAGCTGCCGCCATTTATACGACGCCCGTTCAAGGTCAAACCTTGATCAAAAGAGCCGTCTTTACAAACACCGATACGTCGCCCAGAACCATCACCGTTCATAGAGTTCCGAACCTCGGTTCAGCGGCCATTGGCAACAGGGTCATCAGTTCTTTTCGACTGTCTCCCGGGCAAGCCTACGTGGCTGTCGAATTGGCCAACATGATCCTGAATGGGGGTGACGCCATCTTTGCTCTTGCCGATACAGCAAACCAAGTCAACGTGACGATGAGCGGGTTTACGCTATGACAAATCATCACATCAAGCTGGCCGACTTGGGCGGCGAGATTTTGGACGTCGCCAAAACTCTCGTTCGTGAACATTTTGATGAGTTCGGATTGGTCGACATTCGGGAAAACCACGAAGGGTCTCCTCATGTGGACACGAAGTCCATATATTTGCGAGCTCCGCCGTGGCCCTTCAAATCACTGAGAGATGCGCAAAATGACACGCGCGTGGTGAATTGGCCAGCTTTGCAGCTTGATCGAAGGTTCGACGCCGTTTTGACCGCTCTTCAACACGTTGTTGGTATGCCTCTTGCGAGAGTTTTGATCGTCGATCTTCGTGCTGGAGGTTCGATTAAGTCGCACAGAGACGAAGGCCAGTATGCTGAACAGACCGAGCGTTTTCACTATCCGATTGAGACGAATGATAAAGCCGTCTCAAAAATCGGCGACGAGGAGATTAACATGCCCGAGGGCACCGTGTGGTGGTATGATAAGACCGTCGAACACAGTGCAAAAAATGATGGAGAGAGTGGTAGGATCCACATCATCTTTGACTGTTGGAGACCCCAATGATCTTTGCGGTCGAAAAATTCAGTGACATTGTTCAAGAATTGAAGGACTTGATTTTTGAACATTGGCGCGAAGTCACGTCGGAGCCAGAGACGCGTCCCCTCGACGTGCACTGGGATCAGTACTTTGAGCTCGAGAAGCAGAACATGATTTTTGCGTTGACGGCTCGTGCTGACGGGCGGTTGGTGGGATACATCATCCATCTTATCTATCGCCCTCTCCATTACCGCTATATGCTAATGGCGTCCGATGATGCGCATTTCCTCAAGAAGGAATTTCGCAAAGGGCCGGCCGCCATGAAAATGTTCAAAGCTGCTGAAAAAGCTTTGAAGGAATTGGGCGTCAATTCTGTGACCTATCACAGCAAGACCCGTCCTGAAATAAACAAGCGGCCGGTATTTGAGCGTCTTGGCTATTCGGCGCACGAATATCTCTTCGTGAAACATCTCTAGGGAGTTAGCACTATGGCATTTTCAGCCATCGCCGTTGGAGCTGCCGTAGTAGGTGGCGCGACAGCAATAATAGGGGGCAACGCTGCGAGAGACGCGGCGCGAACTCAAGCAAATGCTACGCGTGAGGCTACAGCAGCCCAGACGGCAATTTACCAACAGAACAGGCAAGACCTTTCTCCGTATGTTAGCCTCGGCAATGCTGGCGCAGAAAGAATGCGTGAACTTTTGGACTCCGGAGCGTTGGATAGTCGGGGCCTGACCTACACCCCCTACAGGGAATTCACAGGCGTCAATGCTGACAACGTCGCCCAAACTCCTGGTTATCAATTTGTAAGAAACGAGGGTTTGCGGGCTGTCACAAATACCAACACAGCGTCTGGTCTTGCTGGCTCAGGGGCTCAAGCTGCTGGAGCCGCCAGCTATGTGACCGGCCTCGCCGAGAACACTTACAACAGCCAGGTGCAGAACAATCTGGCAGAATACATGGCGGGATTGGAAGGCCACGTCAGAAACTTTGAAACTGGTTTCAACGCTGACCAGACCGGTCTCACAAATATGTATAACAGGATCATGGGTGTCACGCAAGTTGGTCAAGGGGCAGTTGCCACGCAGGCAAACGCTGGGACCATACTTTCTGGTCAGATTGGTCAAAATCTCACCGGGGCAGCTAACGCAAATGCCGCGGGCACAATTGGTGTGGCGAATGCGTATGCCGGTGGCCTTAACACTGCGTTCAGCGGCGTTTCGAACGCCTTGATTATGAACCAACTACTCAATAGGTACGGGTCGAGACCCGGAGGGTCTGGTCCCGTTAATACGGCGCCACAACCCGGGTCTAACACGCAGCAACAAGCTCGATAGGAGATTTGTCACATGTCAGGCGGACTCGATCCCTCCATCGCTCTTGGGTTTAAGCCCACAGCTCCCGCGGGGAACACCAATCCATTCAGTCAATTTTCGCAAACTGTTGACATGGCGAATTCCATCAACAGATTTCGGAGAGAGGACGAGACTTTCAACGCTCAACAGACTATCGGTAGAGCGTTGCAAAATTCTATGGACCCGCAGACTGGTCAGATCAATCAGGAAGCTTTCAAGGCCGAAATTGCCAATAATCCGATGGCGGGATTTTTGGCTCCACAAGCTCTTGCCCAAGCCAAAGCATTGGAACAGGGCAATCTGCAAGTTCAACAAACTCAAGCTCTCCTTGGTATGGCTCGACTCAACAATATGCGCCAATCTATTCAGGGATTGTTGGCAAACCCCAACGTGACCAGACAAGATGTGGTTTCGGCAGTCGGTGAATTGTTGGCCCTTCCTGAAAATGAACGGCCATTCTCAGCGACGGTGGCCGCTGCTACTCTTGCCAACCTCCCGACAAATCCTGCGGGGGTGCGCCAGTGGCTTCTTCAACAAATGGCATCTACGGACCAGGGTCTGCAGCAAATTCAAAGATTTCTGCCCAATCCTACTGGCGTCCAAACTGGAGCCGCCACAAGGTTTGTCGACACAAACCCTCTTACAAATCCCAATGCGGCTGGGCAGTCGGTCACAAACGAGCCTGGTCCGGACGCTCGGAACAATCTCGTCCAACGCTACAATCCGAATACTCGTCAAATGGAATTCGTCCCTCGCCAGGAAATTGCTCCAATGGTGGGAGGAGAAGGGGCCCCTGCCACGGGCACCGCTCCCGGCCAGGGAACTCCTCCGGGCACAGGGGCACCGCGTCCACCAATGCCGACTCAACAGCCAGGAGGAAGACCTGGAATGGGGGATGGGAGGTATCCGGGCTCTCCAAGACCTGGACAAGTGCCTGGAGCTTCAAGTCCTCCAACTGAAAGACCGACTCCTTCCGCCGCTCCTGCTGGACCCCCTCTTGGAGCTGCCGGAGCGTCTGAAGTTGTGGCGCAACGTTCTGCAGAATTGAGTATGGATTTGTCCAGAGAAGCCGGTCAAGTTCCTATGATGTTGGCGACGCTCGGAAATATGAAGACAATGTTGACTCAATTCAACACAGGTCCCGGTGCCGCCTGGACGCGTGAAATGGTCAACGCGTATAACCGAATTGCCCCTCCGACAATGCAGATCAGGGTTGAAGGCACGGCAGCGCAGGAAGAATTTGTCAAACTCTCAACTCAGTTGGCTCAACAGCAGTTCCAAGCTCTTGGAGGGACTGGAGCTAACGAGCAGTTGGCCAGTGCTATGAGAACAAGTCCAAATGAAACTCTTTCAAAGATGGGTAACCAGAGCATCATTGCCCTTCTGCAAGGTAACGCAGATGCAATCAGGGTGAAGAGTGACGAATGGCAGAAGTGGTTGTCTTCTGGCCGCGGTCCGGAAACCTACACCCAGTTCTCGAATGAGTTCAACAAGGGCTTTGATCCGAGGATCTTCCAGGCTATACACATGAGCGCGGAAAGCCGTCGACAGATGATGAACGCCATGTCTCAAAACGAGCGTGAAGACTTCAACAGAAATTTCAGAACCGCTGTCGATAAGGGCTGGGTTCGCGTTCCAGGAACTGGGGCTCAGGGAGGAAGTCGATAATGTCGGTCGACAATTTCAACGATTTGATTGAAGAAGCGGCTCGGCGCCACAACGTCGACCCTAATTTGATCAAAGCTGTCATGCACATTGAAAGTCGTGGAAATCCACGCGCATTCAACAGAGAGTCTAAGGCTGCCGGATTGATGCAAATCATTCCTGACACGGCCCGCAGACTTGGCGTGACTGATCCATACGATCCAGCCCAATCTATCGACGCCGGCGCTCGCCACCTTGCTGAAAGTTTGAACAGACACGGCGACCCTTCAAAAGCCATTTTGGAATACCACGGCGGAAGAAGGCAGGCAAATTGGGGGCCTAGAACTCAAGCCTATCTCGAAAACGTGATGAATAGGTTCAACGAAATCAACCAGCCACGTGATCCCCAGGCTGAAAACCAGACTCCAACCCAACCAGCAGCTCCTGTTGGAAACGCACAACCGACTTCCCAGCCAGGGCAAACTCAAACCAGTCAGACTGCTCAAGATCCGATTGAGATGTTTTTGTCAGGGGCTGGCCAGGAAAGCGCCGTTGCACCGACTGTCAGAGGCCCTAGAATTATCAGTCAAGCTTCGGCTTCTGAAAACACTCCGCAGGCTTCCACCGTGCCGGGTCCCAGAGCCATTCCAGATGGTATGGCCGATGATCCAATAGGCCAGTTCCTTTTCGGGGTTCAGAACGAAACTCAACGTCCAGATCCTGCAACAGGTCAAATCCCACCCCCTCGCAGACAAACCTCAGCCGGTGAAAGATTTGGGGCTGGGTTGGGTCGTGGTCTACGCGATGTTGTTGACGCGCCTGCTGAATTCCTTTCAAATCAAGCTGAAAAATCTGGACTGACCGGATATTTGAAAGACAGCTCTTTTGGAAGGTTTTTGGAAAGGGCGGGAGTTCCGATCACTTCCGGCCAACAAACCAGAGAAGGAAATCTCGAAGAGCGGAGAAATTTCGAGAGAGATTTCGGAGACAGTGGGATGGCCTTGGCCGGAAGAGTTGGCGGCCAGGTAGCAGGGGTTCTCGGTCCTCTCAAAGCTGGAGGAGCTGTGATACGTGGAGCCGGCTCCATTGTTGGTGCCACTGCCCCAACGTTGACGGCCCCCATCGCTCCTGCAGCTCGGGCTCTGGCTGGAACCACGTCTCCCGCCAATCCGTTTTTGAGATTTGGTGCTAGAGCGACTACGGGCGCTGCCCAAGGTGCGGCAACCACAGCCATGACTCTCGATCCTACTCAAGACACAGGCACCCAGATGGCAATCGGGACGGGAGCTGGTGCCGTAGGTAATGCGGTGCTCGCGCCTGCCATTTCCGCCGGCGCAAATAGCATGAGGCAGTTCCTGTCTCCGTCTCTTAATCCTCAGGTTGCGGCGTTGGCCCAAAGAGCAGAAACTCTGGGCGTCCCAGTCAGAGGCAGTCAAATAAGCGAAAGCCCGTTCATCAAGTGGCTTGATGAAACTTTGAACAACATTCCTGGAAGCGGGCAAGTTGCGAGAAACGCTGAACAACGGTCTCAATTTACAAGAGCGGTCTCAAAAGCGATCGGGGAAAATACCGACGCCATCACTCGAGATACTCTCCAAGCTGCTGAACGCAGAATTGGAAACACTATGAGCGATGTGGCAAGAAGAACCACTCTTCGTACTGACCAACAGTTCACAGACGCTCTGCAAAAAATTGACGACGAGTTGTTGAGAATGCCACTGCCAGACGGGTCGGCAAAAGCTCTGGCGCGTCAGCTAGAAGACGTGAGAAATGCCACGTCCTCCGGGACTATGTCTGGCGAAGCCTACCAAGCTTTTACCAGATACGGCACTCCATTGTCTATGGCTCAAAGATCTCCGGATCCGAACATCCGTCATTTTGCGGGACAGGTTCGCGATGCGTTGGATGATATGCTTGAGAGATCAGCTGCGCCGGAACTTGTTGACACTCTTCGCAGAGCTCGTAGTCAGTGGAGAGCGATGGTGAATGTTGTCGAACCTATGATCGAAAAGTCTCCAAACGGTCAGATCGATCCAGCCGCCTTGTTGACCCGCATTCGTGCAGCGTACCCAGATTTCTTGAGAAAGGGGACTGGTGGAAACGAGCTTGGGGAATTGGCAATGATCGGCGCACAATTCATGCCGAGGATGCCAAATTCTGGTAGTGCTCAAAGAGTAGCTATCGGGGCAGGCATAGCAAACACTGGCGCCTATCTCTTAGACCCGTCAATGTTGGCCACTGGTCTCGGGGTCACAGCTGGTACGGCCGCCGTTGGACGCGGAACTGGTGCTCTCCTTGCTAGTGACGTGTATAGAGACATGCTGTTGGGCAGAGGTATTCCAGGAGCCGTCGGTAGGGGAATTGATGAGGTCGGCGCTGGAGCTAATCGGCTTTTCCAAGCTGGAGGAGTTCCAGCCATGTCTTCAGCTGCTAGACAGGATTGGGCTAATGAACCTTTGCCCATGCCTGAACCCAACGGTCAAGTCATTGAAATCTTCCCACCTCGGAGATAGACTATGTCGGGAAATCAAGGTGGCCAGGTCGTAAATGGTCGCCAGCAATTTATCGATGGAAACGGGAGACCTCTAGCAGGTGGTAGGGTCTTTTTCTACCTCCCAAACACGTCAACTCCTGTCGCGACGTATCAAGATCCAGGTCTGACGACCATAAACACCAACCCGATCATTCTTGACGCTGCTGGCATGGCGACAATCCACACCAGCTACGACCAGCTCCGTCAAGTTCTGCAAGATCGTTTTGGAAACACGATTTGGGATAAGTTGACTGGTATCGCCGCGGACTTGTCTACGTCCACGGTCAACTTGTTGAACATAGCTGCTTTGCGTGCAAATGTAGTTCCGTATCTCACTGTCTTTGTCAAAGGATATTCCACTCCTGGAGACGGGGGCGAAGGAATTTTCTACTACGTCCCATCGGACACGACTTCTCCAGACGATCTCGGTGCCATCATTGTTGATGCTGCGGGCCACCGTTTCTACCGCTATCCGGATAAGGATGCCAGCCGAGTTAATATCCTTTGGTGGGGAGCAGTGGGTGATGGCGTCACCGACGATTACCCAGCCATCCAAGCCTGTTTCAATTACGCACACGCCAACAAAATGATACCATACATCCCAGACAGAACTTACTACTGTTCGCAGGGACCGTGGCTTCTTGGTGGTGCTCCGGGACTTTGGATGGATGGTGTGATCCTCTCCCCTGGAAATTTCGCTGCTCTGACTTTGGGTTCCAATGGCAACGCCAACAATCAGAGCAAAAGATACGGGCCCCTTAGAGTAAAACGCACCACTGTTTCCAATTGGAGTAATGAGGCAGATGTTGGAATTCGAATTTACAATTGCGACGCATGTCATATTGAAATCCCTCTGATTGACGGATTTACCATTGGATTGGAGACGGTTGGAGACGGTAGAGGTTTCGAGGACTCGAACATTTTCCTCGGCCGCATTGTCGACAACAGATACGGCATCAACGTGAGAACGCTTCAAGCCTCAAGCTGGAATAACGCCATTAGATATTTTGGTGGACACTTTGCTTGCAGGTCTAGCACAAACCCACATCTCTCAAGATTTGGAGTAAGATTTTCCGCTGACGCTGGAGCATACGATAGACACAATGCCCACTTTTTCTACTCGCCAGCATTTGAACTTCAGAGACAGGGGACGCCGGCCACAATTGAGGCTATTCCGTTTTTGTTTACGGCTGGAGACGAACGCGGGATTGTCGGTTGGGGCATCCGCATGGAAGGTTGCAGTGAATATGTCGCTAAAGCCGTCAGTCAGGTAAATGACTGCCAGTTTTGGGTGGCATTCACCGGGACATACGGCTTCAAAGGTAATCAAGTTTTGTACGATCCGGCCAACACTAGGTGCGGCGTTACTGTTTACACAAACCACCAGTCGAGCGGCGCCGAAGTCACACCCAGGTTGTTTGCTGACGCGTCCAATCTGAGAGCTTCTGCCTATAGGGACAACAGTCAATCAGCTTCGGGTGAAGCTTTGACTGGCGCCATAGGGTTTGAAAAATTGGTGTGCCTATCAGGTTCCCCAAATTCACAAATCGTAAATCTTAGCAATGGCGTTTTCAACGGTTTGACTTTTGTAGACGCTGGAGCCACCTTACTGACTAATGATGGAGTCGGGTTAACCACGGCGAGAGCCTTAGCGTTTGTTGTCGACGTGTCCAGATGTAAGGAAATTTTCGTCGCCGCAGAGGGCAACGACCTTCGGCTGATCGTCCAACAATACGATGCTTCTGAGAACATACTCAATGAGAATTACCCAATCAGACTTTCGAACATGAACACGGTCGGAAATTTTAGCGTTCCTACCCCTCCTCCACATGCGCCTATGTGGTGGGAAGGCAATGTCAATTTAGACCAACCTTTGGAAATCTACAATAACGACTTCACCGTCCTGCTTCAAACCGTTCCAGACTTTAACAGGATGCAGAGAATTCAACTCAACAATGCGGCAAAATACGCTGTCATTGGGGTCAGGGCGGGTGTGGCAGGAGCTGTGCTTAGATCGCTAAGACTTTACTGCGACGTTCTTCAATCTCCTCCTCTACTATACGGGGCCAACAGACCATTTGGGGCTCAAGAACGTGCAGTCTTTGTTGAAGGTTTGGATCCACCGAGTCTATCTCCAGGGTCCAGATACTTCGTAACGGTGACTTTCCCCAACGCTAGAACTGGGGACCCTATGGAAGCGACATTTGTTCCAGACACGATTGGGACTTCTCTCATAGGTTATATCAGGATCACGGCACAAGTTACGACGGCAAACAACGTTTTAGTGTGTTTTGAAAATCTCCACCCAAGCAGTACTGTCGACCTGACGATCGGCACCATCTACGTCCAGGGGCGAAAGCTCCGTATATAACCCAGCAACCAACGGAAGGATCAACCGCGCCATGTCTGAAACTTTGACCACTCGCGATAAAATTTTTCGCCAATTGAATTCAGCTTACAGGGCTGGGTATCCGTTGGCGGAGCAGAGATTTCTTGAGATTATTGCCAACCTGATTGCAGGCGGCGATGTGTCTCAAGTAAGTTCAAATCCTGCACAGCCGGGTTTGGCCGTCGGTGGTCAAACTTCCGGGCTCTTTACCCCAATTTTGGGGACGCTCGGTATTGTCGTACTTGGGGCTGAGCAGGTAAGATTTCTCGGCGTCTCGGACGCCGTAAACCGTGTCGAAATCTCTGGAGCTGCCGCGTCTTCACCGGTGACGGTTGCAGCGGCCGGCTCTGACACCAACGTCCAATTGAACATTTCGTCAAAGGGCACGTCCAATATCTCTATGAGAACTGGAGGCAATCAGCAAGTTCTCATCATCAATACGACGTCCGCGACCAACTCCATCGGATTGACGGGGTCCACGGCATCGAGCCCAGTCCAGATTGCCGTTCAAGGTGGCGTCAACATTCCAATTGCGGTCGTGTCGAGAGGCACGGGTTCAATTCAATTTGCAACTCAGAACAGCGTTGCGCGGGTCCAGTTTGAAGTGGCTGACACTGCCGGCACGGTTGTCAATTTTGTCAGAGCGACCGGCAACATTGCATCAGCGTTCCCAATTGTCTCTGCTCAAGGTTCTGATGCAAATATCAACTTACGTTTGGAAGGTAAGGGAACTGGTTCGGTTGACCTGTCAAGTCACCTCGCCAACTTCCTTCGCATTTCAGGCGCTGCTGCCACAATATCTCCGATTGTTGCAGCCGCTGGTTCTGACACCAACGTCAATCTCAGACTCCAGCCTAAAGGCACTGGGACGGTGGAAATTGGCGACAATCTTGCAAACTTCTTAAGAGTTGCCGGTGCCGCCACAACTCTTTCGCCGATTGTTGCAGCCGCTGGTTCTGACACCAACGTCAATCTCAGACTCCAGCCTAAAGGCACTGGGACGGTGGAAATCGGTGGCAATCTTGCAAACTTCTTGAGCGTCGCCGGTGCCGCCACAACTCTTGCGCCAAATTTGTCAGCCCAGGGTTCAGATGCCAACATCGACCTGACTCTCACTCCAAAAGGCACCGGTCGGTTGAACATCGCGGGGACCGCCGTAACCGCCGCGACCTCGGCAGCGGCTTTCTCGGCCACAAGTCGAGTTCAGATCAAAATCAACGGAACCTCGTTCTGGATCCCAGCCTCTTCAGCCGCCTGGTAAATCCTACAACCTTTGGGGAGATTGAGATGCAGGAAAATTTCTTTGCTAGTGAAGCTGCTCAAGCGGCTGGAGCGGGAGCCCTCGGACTCCTAGGTCGTGTCATGACCCTAGCTCGAGCCGATAGAAGACCTCTAGGCTGGTCTCTGCTGTGGGAAATCCCAGTGGCGATTGGGATGGGGATTATTGGGTCCGGGTTGGCGGATTTTCTAAATCTTCAGAATTTCGCCCACCACGCCATGACTATTTCAACTGGCTATCTTGGGCCGAGAATTTTGGATCAACTATTCGATAGGTGGTTTCCACCTCCGCACAACAGAAGAAAGGATGACAAAAATGTCGACAACAACAAATAGACGTCCTCCAGTGAGCTGGAGGAACAACAATCCAGGAAACATTCGCTTTGTTCCTTCCATAAAGTGGCAGGGGCAGGAAGGCGAAGGTGACGGTGGTTTTGCCAAGTTCAAAACTCCTGAATTCGGGTTTAGAGCCTTGGCTCGCCAGCTCATGACCTACAAGGAGCGGTATGGGCTCGACACTCTCAGAAAAATTCTGAACCGTTGGGCCCCTCCGAATGGTTTTGCAAACGGGAAAAGCTACGAGCAAAACACCAACGGCTACATTGAAAAAGTGGCCAAAGACATGGGCGTCCACCCGGACGATCCTTTGAATGTCCAAAATGCCGCCACCATGTTGGCTCTGGTGAAGGCCATTGCCGACTATGAGGATGGGGCCGGTTGGAAGTGGCCGGACCATCACATGGTTGAAGGTCTCAGACTTGGCGGCTTCGACGTTCCTCCTGTCCCAGTATACCAGACCGGAACCGTCAGGACAGCCGCAAAGGTCGGAGCCGCCGGTGTGGCGGTCCAAGGAATTGGGCCTTTGACAGAGGGCATTGCCAAAGCGGTCCCAGCCATGTCCGTTCTGAAAGACCTGGCACCCTGGTTGGCAGCCTTGATCGTGGTCCTGGTGGCATCCTGGTTTGTCTGGGAGCGCATCCAGAAGCATAAGGCTGACGCGCCATGATATGGGTATCCACAGCATGGGCTTTGTTTCGATCCAGCCGCATGGCCAGGTATCTTTTTCTTGCCGCCGGTATGGTCGCAACGATCGGGATGGCACTGGTTATGGCCTTTGTCAGAGGCAATGCCCGGGGCCGCGCCAGGATCGACCACGAGTACGCGAAAAAAAGCTTGGAAAGGAGAGATGTTAGAGATGAGGTTGATCGCAACGTCACTCGCGATAATGACCCTAGCGGCCGGCTGTTCAAACACTGGTCGAGGGATTGATGCATGTGGTCCATGGCGTCCCATTATTGTGAGTCGCCAGGACCATTTCACCGAACTGACGGCCAGACAAATTCTGGCCCACAATGAAGCAGGCGCCCGCCTGTGTAACTGGGAAAAAGGAGCCCAAAAGTGAAGAACCAGAAGATGATGAAGAAGCCAATGAAGGATGCCGACGACTACGGCAAAAAAGGCTCGAACGGTGACAAGGGCAAAAAAATGCCAGCCAACAAATTGATGATGGCTGGCGGTCCGAAATCGAAGAGGAAGGATTGTTAGGAGCCATCTCCTAACTGTTCCCAATCGCGGCCAGAAGAGATCCACAATTTTCTGGCCGCGGGATGGGGGTACTCATCCTTGTATATGATCCTCCGACAACTTGTATTGAGAAGCAGTTTGGTGCAGGCAATGCACGGACTTGCGGTCACATACGCAGTGTCGATGCTGTGAACATCCTTACATTGGAGTAGAGCATTTTGCTCGGCGTGGATTGCTTGACACGAGTCAAGGTCCGTGCCAGACTTTGACGTGGCTCCAAGACAGCGGTGCGGGAAATACAAGCCGTCTGGTCCCAGTCTTTGACCATTAGCCACAAGGCAGTCGTGAGACACGTCGTATTGGACAGCCGACCAATCCAAATGTTTCTGGTTCAGGTGGTCCCCAATGTCCACCTTTACCTGTTCATTGCAGTGCGGTTGGCCAGACGCGACGCCGTTATATCCCGTGGCAATTACGTGGCCTCTAGCGTTTAGTAGGACGCAACCAACCTGCCTTCTAAAACAAGTGGCTCTGCGCGCAGTCGTGATTGCCAGGTCCATGGCCCAACGATCCCGTGTCGGTCTCACTTCCATTCTGACTTCTCCCACCACCGAATGTCGTCGCCCTTAGACGACTCTCTGAGAGACTTCAAGAATTGCAAAACGTGGGGCAATCCTTGTCTCTCCATTGGGGAAAAGCATAAATTCCCCGGGACTGGCTTTGTGGGGGACAGTTGACCAAGTTCCCACAAACATTTCTGAGCTGGTTCAAAGTCTTGTTCATACAGATGGCTGCTCGCGGCCGTCAAATACAGAGCGCCCGGAGTCACCAATCTTTCATTGTTAGGCGCTTCGTTTCGAATGTGGTTCACGATGTGTTTTGTGTTCAATATGCAACACACGGCAAACGCCAGCATCGAGAAGTTGAACACGTCGTAGGGGAGTCCGAGCCAAACATCAGAAGATCTCATGAAGACGTGAAGGTTCAACTTGTCACCACGAATTTTGAAATCGAAGGCCACCGTGCACGGAATATCCTTCGACTTTTCGGGGTTTGCCCTCCACGTGGTCAGTACG